TTGCCAACAAGAAATATGTTGATGACCAAGTAGCGGCAGTTTCCACAACAGCAATAACATCAGGCAGTACTAATATAACTGTATCAGGCACAGCGGCAGTAGCCACTATCGGTGGTGCCACTGAGTTAACTATCACTGGCGACGGTGTTAGAGTACATGGAAACTTAACGGTAGACGGAACAGAAACAATCTTGAACACAACAACACTATCAGTAGAGGACAACCTTATTGAAGTGAACAGAAACATTTCCACTAATGCGGCAACGCCAAACGTAAGTGGTATCCAAGTCAACAGAGGTGCAGGTTCAACAGCAACTGACAAAGCACTTTTATGGGCCTGGGACGAAACGTTTGCAGATGACGGAACAACAATTCACGGAAACGTGGGCGGTGCGTTTACAGCATTTGCTAGAGAAAGAAGTGGATCACAAACACCAACAACAGATGATCTTGTAGACATAAGAGCAAACGTAGTACACGCTTTATCAACATCAGCCCAATACGCGGACGTTGCGGAGCGATTTGCGGCAGATGCTCCTATGGCCGAAGGCGCTGTGGTTATGTTAGGTGGTGCACAAGAAATTACAGAAACTGATTCAGAAATGACTGACACAGTTTTTGGTGTAATTTCAACAATGCCAGCCTATGCAATGAACACAGGTGCTGGTAACAACGAATCACATCCTTTTGTGGCAATGACAGGTAGAACTCCAGTAAGAGTCACAGGTCAAGTCAGCAAAGGACAAAGATTGGTATCATCAAATGTAAAAGGAACTGCAAGAGCAGTTTCTAACACAGACTCAATTAATCCTTTCCATGTTATTGGTAGAGCTCTTGAAGACAAGACTACCGATGGTATTGGATTGGTAAATTGTGTGGTGAGAACCAACAACTAATAAGTATCTACACTTCCTAAGTAGTTAAAAAAGGGTGGCAGAAATGTCGCCCTTTTTTTTAGGTTAATAAATCTAAAATTGTTTGAAGTTTACCTTTGATAGATTTGTTGTTGAGTGTATTTCTTAAACCTGCATGTAGATTTTTTGGCCAACACTCAAAAGCAGTCCAACAGTAACCTGAATGTTCTCCGTTTAGTTTTGGTATAAATTCAGATTCTATTGCAATAACATAAGTGTTGAAATAGAACTTTTGGTCATTTGAAGTAAAAAGTTCTAAAGGAATAACTTTTTTAAATTTAGCAATTTCACCAACTTCTTCGTTTATTTCTCTTTTTAGACCTTCGAATGCACTTTCTGAGTATCTTGCTCGGCCTCCAACCAGACCCCAACTGCCTTTGGTTTTTGGATCATTTCTTTGTAAAAATAAAAATCTTTTTGTGCTGGTAGCATAAAACAATGCTCCAGAGCAAATAATGTTTTTTTCCATTAATATTAATTATTTGGATAAGTGCCTTCGGCTCCTGAACCTGATTGATTCACATCTTCATCTACGTTATACTGAGTTGAACCACCTGGTAAAACTATTGTCCATTTGCCCGCAATATAGATGCCTTCGTAACTTTTTACCCAACTAGTGCCATTGAACCTGTATTGAATACCTGTGTTACTATTAGTGACATAGTGTTGTGTAGAATCTGGGTTACTAGCATCAAATACAACACCCCATTTTCCTGTGCTACTATTATACTGGATAATATCATTAACACTTGCTCTTAGATTGCCCCAAGCACTGGCGTCAAAAGTATTTGTTGAATCTCCTATATCATCAGTAATAAGATACCTATCCCCGTTGTTTGGACTGGTTGGATTAAAAGTTAAAGGATTAATAACTTTTAAAACATTTGTCAATGTGTTTGCTGGAATAGTGTCAGTGTCTATGTTAAACAGCAAGATTGTTTCGTCAAGTGGAGTGGTAGAAATAGTGCCAACTATTTCATTTCCTCCAGGTTGTTGTAATTTTATTTGACTGGTTCCGTTTGTTATTTTTCCATATTGATTCAAAAGCACATTCCAGTTGACTGGTGATCCAAATGGTTCAAGAGGATCAAATGTGCTTGGCTCTTTGGCTCCGTAATAAAATCCGTCTCCACCTGATTTTACGTTTGTGCCGGTTGATCCAACCAGTCTTAATTGATTGCCTGTTAATAAAAGATTAAAATTATTTGGTGTGATATAACTTCTTGATATCAAATCACCGTCAATTAATCCTTTTGCAATGCCTCCGTCATCGTCGTATATGCTCATGATAATTTTTTGTACAACACCCAATTTTGATATTTTTACAGGTGGTGATAACCATATTGGCATGCTGAATTTAATACTTGCAACATCTATTTCAGTGTCAGCACCCACTGGAATGGTTCTTGAACTAAATGTTATATCTGTTAGTTCCACGTAACTAAGACTGGTCCAGTCAATATAGTTGTCTGATTTTTGTATTTCAAAATCTGGATTGAAAAGATACAAAATTTGTTCTAAAATTTGTAGTTTTTGGTCTGTGTTTGATGTAAAAATATCACAGGCAACATTTAATCTAAACGGACTTGGCATTACTTTTTCCACTGTGTAACCAGCACCCAGTTTATCTGTATATTCACCAGTGGCTTCATCATACTGTCTTTCTTTTAAATGTTGTTTTTCAATATGATACGGATTTTGCATTCTTTCTCTGTCATAATCTAGAGATGTTACGTAAGCACTCATTCTTGGTGCATACTGCAAGGCATTTTCTGAATTGTTTCTAATGATGTTTGCAACTTGCCTTGTGAGATCTCCGTACATCACTGGCACTGCTCTAAGTTTTATTTCGCCAGTGGCATCTTTTCCTGTTTCCACATTAAAATTACTTAAAATTCTTATAAATTGTGTAAGGAATTTTCTAATCTGTCCTTCGTAAAAATGTAGCATTAATTGTCAGCCTTCGGTTTCAATGCATCTGTTAGTGCTTGTCTTTGTTCAACTGTCAAACCGTTAATAGTTGTTGTGTTTGATTGGTTGATAAATTTAGTTTTGTAATTAGCTCTTGTGTCGTTGTTAGTTTTGGTTAATCTCACATTGTCTTCAATTTTTACCCATCTAAGACCATCGTATCTAAACAATCTGTTAGGTAAGAAATCTGTTCTCAAGAAATAGTCACCTTTGTCAACATTGCTGTTAGGAAAACTTGTACCAAAACCTGCAGGGTAGCCATTTGGTGGAATACCATCACCGTCAACATAAAAACCATAGTGCGATGCCGCTGGTGTGTCTATCACAGAGTTAACAGTTTGGTCTCCACTAACACTACTTAAACTGTCATTTACAGTGTCGTGTCTAATTAAACCTCTTTCATCAACTGGTGCAACATAATACTGTTTGTAATTAAATCCTGATTTAGGTGCATCTTGTTCGGCCTGTGCTACCACTTGATCGTTAATTTCTTTTTCTTTGTTAAAAGTACTCATGTAACTTGCTAAAGAACCTGTTGAGTCAGCATCTCCAATAATATCTCTGAATTCTTGTGAATCCACTAGAGTTTTAAGTTTGACTCTTAAAAGATGTGGCCACCAAGTTTGAGAAAATCCTTCTGCGGCTCTGTTCACATCTTCAACTACATAGTACCTTTTTAAGGCAATTGGTATACTGGCATCTAAACTGTAATCCTCTTTCATGTGAGGAAATTCAATTACATCTCCTGACATGATTTTTCTACCTATTCTCTCAACACAGTCGTTAAGGTGCACAGTTAAAAACAGCGTATCGTTTTGTAAAAACATGCCAAACTGGCTCAAATTGAAGTCAATATCTTGCACATTGTAAATGCCTCTGATTGTGTAAATGTCATCAGCATATTTTCTGTCTCTGTTTTCTAAAAATAAAAGATCTTGTATGGTTCTTTCACTGGTCTCACTTGGTGCATAATTGGGTTGAGTTGGAGATGCCGCACCGTCTTTGTTTGTATCACCCTGTCTGTGCGGTCCTAGGTATTTGTGTAAGTGTAAATCCGTACCTCCAACAGTGAACATCTCTTTGATGTTGCGATCAAAAAACTTGTAGTCATTGCCTTTTTCAGGCTTAAAAATTGATAGTCTAGGCATTACACATATTTATTGTTAGGGCAAAGGCAATAAATATCACTATGTCAGAACTACAAACCATGCAACAAGAAGTGTTTGACTATGTCAAAAACAACCTAGGTGAAGGTATGATCGAGGTTGAACTTGATCCTAAACACTACGAAACTGCCCTAGAAAGAGCAATAAACAGATACAGACAAAAATCATCAAATGCTGTGGAAGAATCCTATGCTTTTTTGACTCTGACAGAAAATCAAAACAAATACATTTTACCTGATGAAATTATCAACGTGAGAAAATTGTTTAGAAGAACAGTGGGATCCAGAACAGAAGGCGGAGAAGGTGGAACTTTGTTTGAACCATTTAACCTGGCTTATACCAACACATACCTACTTAGAGCAGGTGCCACAGGCGGTCTTGCAACCTATTATGCTTTTGCAAGTTATCAAGAATTAGTGGGCAAACTGTTTGGATCTTTTATTCAGTTTCATTTTGATGTGGCCACAAAGCAACTGACAATCACACAAAGACCCAGAGCAACCAATGAAACTATTCTGATGCACACAGACAATTTTAGACCTGATATCACTCTGTTAAAAGATATCTACTCAAAACCATGGATCAGAGACTATACACTGGCAGTATGTAAAACCATGCTGGGTGAAGCAAGAGGAAAATTTAACACCATTGCTGGACCACAGGGCGGAACAACGCTAAACGGTGACCAACTAAAACAACAAGGCTTTGCTGAAATGGAAAGACTTGATGCAGATATTGGAAACTTTGCAGAAGGTGGCACACCTCATAGTTTTGTTATAGGTTAATTCAATCTACTAATATAATAAGTACAATTGTTAAACAGGCAAACAAAAGGCAAAAATTATGGCACAAAAGAAATACTTCAAAACTCTATCCAAATTATCTTACACACAACTAAAACAATTGACAACAGCATTTGAAATCCTGTTAAAAGCAGGACCCAATTGGCGTATCACATATCATATGTTAAATGCTGTAAGAGAAATCAAGAAAGAACTTGAAAAAAGAATAAAAAACTGTTAAACTACTAAAACTTATGTTGATAGGTTTAGTAGGACTAATAGGCTCTGGCAAAGACACAGTGGCTAATAGGCTGGTGTCTCACCATGGCTTTATTCAGGATTCATTTGCAAAAAGTTTAAAAGATGCTGTTTCAAACATTTTTGGGTGGAGTAGAGAAATGCTAGAAGGT